TACGACAGACCAGCTTATCTACGCGCCGAGGAATATGCGCTCATGGGGCATATATGGCCGCTCCCCGATAGAGCAGACGATGGTGACGATCAACGCGGCAATAAACCGCGCTCAATTCAATATGTCATATTACACCGAGGGCAATATCCCTGACGCTATTGCATCCCTGCCGGACAACTTTACTCCCGCGCAGGCGGCGGCGTTCACCGAGTGGTGGGATTCGATGTACTCGGGCAACCTCGCCCAGAAGCGGAAGGTAAAGTTTATCCCCGGCATGAAGTCCATTGAGCAGCTCAAAGAGCCGGAAATGAAGAACGTTTATGACGACTACATTGCCCGCCTGCTTTGCTTTGCTATGGGAATTAGCCCGCAGCCGTTTATCAGCCAGATGAACCGCGCCACGGCGGAAGTGAGCAAGGTTTCCACGGATGAAGAGGGCAAGGTTCCCGTCCAGAATTGGGTTAAAAACCTCGTCAATAAGGTCATTCAGGGGCCGCAGTTCTTCAATTATCCTGATCTTGAGTTCGACTGGCAGGAAAGCGAAGATACAGACCCAGCGCAGCAAATGACCATTTTGACCGGGTATACCGGAAAAGCCCTGATGACGATTAACGAATCCCGCGAGAGAATTGGGCTTGAGCCTGACCCTAACCCGATGTGCGACGAGCTGGGGATTGTCACGGCGTCGGGTTTCGTGACCCTTGAGCAGGCACAGGCGCAGGCCGAGGCCACTCTTGAGCAGACGAAAAATCCACCTATGTCGGGCGGGGAGGGCGGCACAGATGGCGAGAGTCAATCTTTGGGGGCTGATTCTTCCCGTCCGGCGCCAGCTAAAAAGGGCTTAAAAAAAAACTCTGGAATCCATACGCGATTGACGCGAAAGAGTGTAGTTGCTGCGAAGGCCCGCACAAAGAAGGCGGTCTATGACGTACTCGTGGCAGCAAGGGAAAGTGTCAAACGACAACTTGAGGACAAACTTGCCAAGGCCGACACTGTGGAGATTGATCTCTCAGCGCTGGATGGCTTGGATGACGCGACCCGCGCCGAGTTGGCTGCAATCGCCGGTGAATCAGGGACAATAATCCTCGGCCATATCAGCCTATCCGAAGAAAACCTTGTAAATCAGGTAAATGACCGCGCTGTAACGTGGGCGGCGGAGCGCAGCGCCCAGCTTGTTACCATGGTTTCCGACAGCACAAGAACCGCCCTGCAGCGCATCATATCGCAGGGGCTTGAGGATAACGTGGGCCGCGACCAGATCATCGAGGACATCACCGGACTGGATAGTACCCTTTTTTCAGAAGATAGGGCGGAATTAATCGCCAACACCGAGATCGGGAACGCGAACAGCGAGGGTTCGCTCATGGGATTGAAAGAGGCGGAGGACGCTGGCGTGAATGTAAAGAAAGAATGGGACGCCGCCGACGAGCCTTGCCCGGTATGTCAGGAGAACGCCGACGCCGGCCCGATACCGATTGATGAGGATTTTCCGTCCGGCGACTCTGCTCCGTTGGCGCATCCTCATTGTATGTGCGTTCTGGTCGGCGTGACGAGTGACTGAGGTGTTGACAGCGTTTCTGCTCGTGATAGACTATTGAGGTCAGACAGCCGTCCCCACGGCGAAAGAATTGAAATTTTAAACGTGGGGATAATCATGTCAAAACTCCAAAAATTCATGCAACTCACCAAAGTCGATGTGGCCAAAAAGCTCATTTACGGCACTTTTACGGCTGAAGTTGTAGATAAATCGGGAGAAGTCGCTGATTATGAAACGACAAAAAAGGCCATGCAGGAATGGTCTGCCGACATTGAGAAAGCCTCTCAGGGAAAGAGCCTCGGCAATATCCGCAAGATGCACGGCAAGGAAGTGTGCGGCAAGGCTGTGGAAATCGTTTATGACGACGCAAACAAGGCTATCCATGGATGTGTCGAAGCAGATGACGTTACGATCAACGAGGCCGACAAGGGTTTTTTAAACGGCTTCTCCATCGGAGGCAGCTATGCAAAGAAATGGGCTGACCCTGTTCACAAGGGCAAAACTCGTTTTACTCCTGTTATTGCTGAAATTTCTGTGGTGGATAATCCGTGTGTGCCTGATGCTGTTTTCAGCGCAATTAAAGATGCCTCCTTTACCGTCGTTAAAGAGGACGGCACTGAGGAACTTCGCAAATTCGCGCCGAAAGAAGTCGAGAAGGAACTGTCCTTGAAACAAGTATGGCAGGCTGACGATGGCTCAACCCACGAAACCAAAGACGCAGCGGTCAAAGCGAACGCCGCAATCATGGCAAAAGGCGCTGCAAAAGGCGTTCAGGACATTCTGGACAAGGCCGATAAAGCAGAAGACGATAACGACAACAAGGAAGAGGCCGCGCCCGAGGATAAGAAAAAAGGCAAAATAAAGATGAAGGCGAAAAAAGCCGCCGATGGCGAGCTTGAAAAGGGTCTGGGTCAGGTTGCCCGCCTTGCCTGCATTATCGAGGACTTGAACTGGCTCGCCACGGATATGGAGTGGGAGCAGGAATATGAAGGCGACAAATCGAAAGCCGCAAAATGGGTCAAACAGACGATTGTAGACCTCATTGAGATCCTCAAAGAGGTTGTTATCGAGGAAACAGACGAAATGACGGTGGAGAACGCCGCAGGCCTGACGGAAAATCAGGTTGCCGCTCTCAGGAAGGTGGCTGGGGAAGTCCTGAAAGAATGGAAGGCTCCTGTAGTCTCCACAAAATCCGATGAATTGCAGAAGGTATCAGCCGAACGCGACGCGCTTGCGAAGCAACTGGCAGACCTCACCCCGCAGATTGAAGCAAAATTCGACGCCTTGACCAAGCGGATCAAGGTGCTTGAAGCCCAACCCGCGCCTGATGAAATCAAACTGACGACTCTCGTCAAGGGCGGGGAAGACGTGGTTAAGGAGCAAACGCAGGAGATCGCGTATGTTCCGCGCAATGCATCCCCAGCCGAGCGTCGACAGATAATGAATCGTTAAACCCTAACAAGAGGATAAAGCCTATGAAAATGACAAAAGCAATGCTCCCGGCAGGCACGAAGGACGAAACTGCCGAAGAAGTGATGAAGGTATACGACCAGTTCGGGGACGTTAAGAAATTCGATAACGTCCCGATCCCCGGTTGCCCTGAAATGTTCAAACAGGTGGAAACGCCAGAGAACAGGGCGCTCCGTCACGAGCTGATGAAGGCGGTTCTGAAACCCCTCACGAAGGGCGTGGAGTTCCGCGACGGCAAACTGGCGAAAACGTCGGTCACCAGCACCAGCGGTTTTGACCCATACGACCTCGAAATCCCATCGCACCATCTCGTGCCATGGCTTTCCCCCATCCGCGAGAGCCTTCCCCGCGTTAAACGGGCAGGCCCCGGCAACACGGCTCACTGGAAGACGATCATCGCAAACTCCTCGTCTTACCAGCGCGGCGGCGCAGGCGCTTCTCCGTGGGTAAACGAAGGCCAGCGTGCTCCGCTGATCTCGCTCTCCACGATTGCGGTCAGCCAGAACTACGTTACCATCGGTAAAGATGGCAGCGTAACGTTCGAGGCGGTCAGCGGTTCTGAAGGCTTTGAAGATGCACTGGCGACGGCGCACTTCTTCACCCTCGAAACCCTGATGGTGGCGGAAGAAGACTCCCTGCTGGGCGGAAACAAGAGCCTGAAACTGGCCACCGCAAACACCCCCTCGGGCGCGATTGCAGGCTCCGGTTCTTTCTCGGGCACTTTCTATGTCAAGGTTATCGGCCTGACGTATGAAGGCTATCGCAACTTTGTTCTGGATAACGGCCTGTCCACTTCGACCGGCCTGCCTCTGGTGACCACCGGCCTGACGCAACAGCGCATCACCACGACCCTTGATAACAAGGTTATGACGGTGAACACCGGCTGCGGCATCCCTTCGGCGGCTTCCACGGCAATCAGCCCATCAAGCTCCATCACGGCGACTGCTACGGTTGTCGCCAAGACGGGTGAAGTTGCATGGCTCTGGTTCTGGGGTACTGTGAACACGAATAACGGCCTCTATCTGCAGGCCTGCACGACTGTTCCCAGCCACACGATCACGGCGGCTCCGGGTACTTCGACCCAGCTCCTGTCCTCGCTGAACACCACCGTTGACTTCTCGGTCAACGACGGCACGACAGGCGGCGGAACGAATCAGGTTACGGGTTATGACGGCCTTATCACTCAGGCTTTCAATAACACGACCCTGACCCCTCAAAACGCCTATGTCAAGAACCTCGCCGGCGCAGCGCTGACGACTTCTGGCCGTGGCAACGTGGTTGAGATCGATGACCTTCTTTTGAACCTGTGGAACCTCTACAAGGTGACCGTGGACGTGATCTACGTCAACGCGCAGGAAATGAAGAACATCACGAACCGCATCCTGAACACGACCTCGGCGCCATTGCTCCGCTATGAGCGCGACGGCGGGGACGAGTACACGCTGACGGGTTCTGGCATCGTGACCAACTATTTCAACCCGTACATTCCGGGCGGCAAGAAAATCCCGATCATGATCCACCCCACGATCCCGCCGGGGACGATCTTGGCGCACGC